ACTCAACAGAAATAGAAGCACAGACAGTCCAATTTATAGGCGGAAAAAACGACAAAAGAGGTTCTGATGACATCCCTTTTTAGTTGACTCAAGCGCCAACTATGGTATTGTGAAATTAACAACAAGGAGGTTTTAGGAATGAATGATTTTTCAAGAAAATGGGACGCGGTTGGCCCCGACTACCCAAGGCCTGGGAGCTTCTCTTCGACCCACTGGGTTCACGGTGTGTCCGGAGAGGCCCCGTTCTCAGAGCACGAAATGCTCTGTGACATCAGGGGTATTACGAAGCCTGAAAACCCTGCGATGCAGTGGGGTTTATTGCTTGAGCAGATCGTTGGCGAGCAAGCACTCAAGAAGATTACAGAAAAGCTTTCGCTGAACTTTGAGCTAAGGGATTGCCCAACCCGCGCTGTTGGTTTTGGCGGCGCGATGTTTAGGGATACCTGTGATTTTCTCTTAACGATGCCTGGGTGGACCCAACGCTATGGGTTGGAGATTAAGACCAGTGCGAGCTTCAAGCAGCGCAAGCTGTGGGGTGAGGAGTGGACATCGGATGTGCCTGAGCATGTCGCACTTCAGTGTCAGTCTCATATTGCGGCAAACGGGTTAGACCAATGCTTCGTTGGTTTGTGGACTTACACGCCTGCCGCCCCCAGGATTTATGTCGTTGAACGTGACGATGTTTTGATTGAGAAAGCCATGGGTGGACTCGCCGGTTGGTGGCAAAGACATGTTGAGGATGCGGAGCCATTACCTGTCGATGGGAGTGATGGGTGCACGCGGCTCCATCAGAGGATCGAGAGTTTAACCCCTGATATAATCGAGGGTGGTGAGGGTGACACGGGTCTAATGACTTCGTATGTCATGGCTAAAAAGCAAGCAGAAGAGAAGAAGGAAGAGCTGAACAGGGTGAAGAATCTTCTGCGTGAGCGCATTGGTTCTTCCGGAGGTATCTCGTTTGGCGATTATGGATCGGTCAAGTGGAGCACTGGTAAGGTCCGTCGGCTTTCAGACACATTGGACATGGGAGAATAAAATGACTGACATGACGAGAAAAGAAAGCAACTACGAAGCAATCGAGCAGATCTTGACTGATGGCAATCTCCAGGCGCTCACACCTCAGCAGCGGGTCGAGTACGTCCAGAGGTTGTGTGAGTCGGTCGGTGTCAACCCAATGACCCGACCGTTTCAGTTTATCAAATTCCAGGGGAAGGCTGTGCTCTATGCAACCAAGGCCTGTACCGATCAGCTTAGGAAAATCCACGGCGTGTCGATTGAGATCACACGCAATGTAATTGAAGACGGGTGCATCATTGTTCATGCAAAGGCAATCGATGCGTCCGGTCGTGTGGATGAGGATATGGGGGTGATTGATTGCGAGCGTCTGCGTGGTGATGCGATGGTTAATGCGAGAATGAAGGCCCTGACCAAAGCCAAGCGACGAGTGACACTTTCAATTTGTGGGTTGTCGGTTCTCGATGAAAGCGAGCTACACTCAATGCCCCAGCATGAGCGTGTGACCACCCCGGCTCCAGCTGAGGAGAAGTCCAGTGTTGATCCTCGAGATGCACTCCGAGCTATCAAGGCGAAGATTGAAGAAGGCAGGCCAAAGGTAAAGCCTAAGCCGGTTGCGGTTGCGCCTAAGAAGGCTGCACCTAAGAAGGTTGCGCCAGAGACAGTCGAAGCGGTTGTGTCTGCTTCCTCTGCGGGTTCCTTTGAGTATGAGCCGATCCCAGAGATTCCAGGGGGTGTGTCATGAGTATGGACAAGTGGTTTAAACACCTCCAAAAGTTTGGGGTTAAGACAATCCCATGGCATGGGATCAAACCCGATGGGTCATGCACTTGCCTAATCAGGGGGTGCACTAACAAGGGGGATCATCCCCTGGGTGGCTTTTCTCTGGAGGCATTCGAAGAGGGTCGGTGGCCCTATGCAAACATTGCCATTGATGCCTGCGAAGGTGTCGCAGTGCTTGAGGTAACTAAGGACGGTCGGGATGGTTGGTCTGAACTGAAGGAGAGGCACGGCATTAAAAAGACCTGGGTAGCTAAAGGATCAAGCGGTAGCTGGCTTGTGTTCTTCAAGCGCCCCACTGATTTGCTGAGCGTTCGTCCATGGGGCAACGGGATGTCCATTAGGAAAGATCCCATATTGGCACCACCTTCGCTCCGCCCTGACGGCAAGCGGCTGCAGTGGATTGTCGCACCCTGGGAATGCAAGCTTGGTTCTATCCCTGGCAGTCTTTTGGTTATTGTCGCAAGTTTGGGCAGCCCCCCAAGGAAGGGTCATTCGGCGACCGAAGGATTCATCAGGGAGGCTTATTGGTCCCAGGAAGGGAAGCACGAATCAGCGAAGGGACGCATGGCCTGTGTCTTAAGGAAGGCGGTTGAGTTCAATAAGAAAAGCAACCCAAGCATTCCAGAGAATGAGCTTTGGAAGCTCGTGGAAAGCACGGTGGCAGAAATAGAAGCATCCAAGCTGCCCCCTGTACCAAAGGAGGCTGTGAAGGCTGCGTCTCTTTTTGGCGGAGAAATTATTGAGCACCTAAGGCATAGGGAATAGGGAATAGCGATTATGACTACACTATCACTGAGGGATTATATCGATGACAAGCGGTGTCAGGGACGCGATGGCAAGGTTTTACTCATCAAAGAGGGCACAGGAGATGCCCAAAGCGAAAAAGAAGCAGCGCCCGAAGGGGGAGTTGAGCGAGGAGCAGATTCAAAACCGCGTAGTAGCCGCCCTTCGAAAATTAAAGTGTTTCGTGTTTCACATTCCGATGGGTGGAAAAAGAGATGCAATCGCAGCTTCAAGGTTAAAGAGATCGGGGGCGGTAAGGGGGACGCCTGACTTATGTATTTTGAATTCTCCATGCGAGGGATTCAAAGGCGTATTTTGGGAATTGAAGAGGGAAAAGGGGAAAGTTAGCGATGAACAAATAGCATTTTTAAATCGCTCTGCTGAGCTGGGATTTCTGTCGGTGGCAGTTTCCGGACTCAGTGCAAACCTTAAACTTGTAGAGGTGCTCTATGGCACAAACAAAACAAAAGAAGATATCCTCGAGGGAATTGAAGAGACCGACGGCGTACAACTGTTTACTGGAATTCCTAAAAGAAAAAAAGATGACAGTGAAATCGTTTAGCAAGTTGCACGGGCTCAACCACTTTACGATTAGTAAGTGGGCTAACAATCACCGCAGGCCAAGGCTGGATATGGCTCAAAAAATAGAGAAGTTGACCGGAGGAAAGGTCAAAGCAATAGACTGGGACTAACAATAACAACAACAACAAGGGGAGAAAATGGATAATCAATTTTTAGCTGTGGCCGCGTTTGTCATGATCGTCGCGTTTGTCGGCGGTGTCTGTGTGGGGAAAAGTTCTGCTAGTGGTGAGGACATTATTAGCATGAGCGATAATGAGTTCCGTCAGCATCAAGTTAGGACTACAGAGAGGGATATGGTCCGGAGCTTAATGCTTTCTGAGCAGAGGGCACAGGTTCGGCGAGACCACAAAAATGAGAATGAAATTTCAAGACAAGACAAGCTAGATTTAATCGATATCATTAAGGGGGTGAAGTGATGCAAGAAAGAAGACCAACACAGAGACTTTTAGACTTAGAGGAATCCATCAAGCTCGCACTGGCTCACACGCTAGACGAGAAGGCGTGGTTCCACGGGTCGAGCGAGATGCATCCCGACAAGGAAGCAGCACCACATACGGAGAAACATCTTGATGTTGCTCAGGATTTAAGCGTGATTGTTGATCTCCTTAAAGACGCGAGAAGCAAGCTTAACCCCAGCCTGACACTGGGGCCAGAGATTGACCCCCCTATGTCCAAAGCACCATGGGTGAAGCTCGCAGCCACCGTGGCCGTTTTGGTCGTCGGGGTGACAGGTTTTTTGGCTGCAAACCCAGCAGCAACCAAGGCTCTACCTTGGTAGTGGTCTGCATTATCTGTGCTATGATGGCCTTGATCTATGGCCATTATCCGACCCCCTAGACTCATCCCTGTAAGCCGCCTACAATATCATCATGAATAAAAGACTCACTTACAAGGTGGTTCCTGCGAATCGGAACATCATGAAGGAGACCGGGATCATGAATGATGACGAAGATAAGACCATCCGGATTGTCCCTGTCCTACCCGAGGGTGACGAGGGAGGCCTAAGCGCCCTTGAGCTTGTGAGTCTGTATGAGGGTTTGATAAAGGAGAATTCTATCCTGCGGGAACGCGTGCTCAGATTAGAGCAGCGATTAATGGAAGCGCTAAACTAGCACTTGTAACGATAGATTTTTCGAATCTCGTTCCTGTCCAGCCATCGCACAACCTCCCCTTCCTTTGCACTGAAATACTTTACCTTAACACGACTCCCTGCTTCCGTGATCACCTTGGCCCCTACAATGTCATTAAAGTCACAAAGTATCATTCTGAACCCCTTTGCTGTTGTTAGCCTATATGCTTGCACAGTCTTGACTTTCAGGCAAGTCGGGGCCAGTTGAATTTTGCTGTTGAGCGATACCTTGGCTTTCCGAGATCTCCCCTGTAGTCGATGTGGACCCACGTTGGATAGAGAATGACACCACCTTCGTCTCCCACTTCTTCGGATGCGAGCGTGTAGAGTCTCAGTATATTTACCGGTGTTTTCAGGGAGGCCGCAGAAAACGTAAAGTCCGCAGCATAGCCTCTCCCATTCTCCTGTGGTTGGTGGAAGCTATTGGGGGCGCCCCCGCATTTCGCATTATGAGACGGGCACCGAACACCAGACGAGACTCGGAGAGGAACCCCTACCACTTTCCTTACTTCTTCGAGAGCGTGAACAACCCCTTGATGGATTTCGTTCTCACCGCATCCGCAGTTGCACCTAAACTCTATCGCCTGGAAATGGGCTCCTACCCAGATTGAGTCATGAATCATCACCAGCTCCACTTTAATCCGGCGGTTGCTTGCCAATCATCAAGACCTGCCGATGCTTCTGCGAACATGTTTATATTGTCACCGATAAGAGCATTTGCTTGAACAAACGCTTCGACTTCTGTAGCTTTCTCGCCGCCAGCCCAATCCCCAGCAGCACGTATACCAGCAAATAAGCTATTGCGTTCAGCGCTACCGATCGCATTGCTGAGAGCATCCACCGCATCATCGTTCACCGCCTTGATTAGTTTTTTTTTGCTGCACGGGCCACCGCTTCTGCTGCTTTCACACGGCCTCTTGAGTGGCTGTATCCGGCGCTTGCGATGCCAGCCGACACTAGCCCTGCCATCATCGCCCAAGTCCCGTTAATAAGGCCCTGGCCTATAAGGTTGTCGATAAGCAGGGCGACCACGGGGAGCATGGTGGATAAGACAATCACCAGCGTTGATTGCTTTTTCTCACTTGTTTTCGATCCTTCTTTATCCACTTTTCATCTCCTTGAGTGTTTCGTTCCGAACTCTCTGCTCCGCGATATTAACCCTGACCTCTTCCCTGAACTCGCAAAAGTCCCGATGAAATAGAGAGAGCTTTCTCTGATGTTCCTTCATCGCCTCTTCCATATCTTTTTGTGATTCTTCGATAAGAGCTAGACGGGTGTAGGTAGTCCCGCCATTTTTCTTCGCCTTGACTTGTTTGATATGATTCTTGAGTAGGTCGAGAAGAGCAAAGCAGACAGCAGCTAGAACTCCAGTCGCTCCGATTTGCTCCATGTTCTCAATCATCATTCACCCCAGGGCAATCCCGATTCAGTCGGCGGATCAATTTGATTAGCAATCTGCTGCTCAACGTGAGCTTCAGACTTCGCCTTTTGTTCCACCGTCATCACAGAGAAGAGCCAACCAAGAGCCATGTCCTTAGTCACTTCCGCGTAGGGTGTGAAGTCTTGGATATCACTGATATTCAGGGCACACGTGCCGATGACTCTGCCATAAGCTGTCAATGTTGGAGCCCATCCGCTTGGGACTGGCTCTACCCCAGGCTCCGGCTCCGGCTCTGGCTCTGGCTCTGGGTTCTGGTACTCGCGAGAGTCTGTACAATTCCAGTGTAGATTGAAGATCACCTTTTCGTGACCGTCCTTGACTTTCCAGTCGTTGCAATTTGAGATATCCCACTTTGCTGTCATTCTTTTAATCCTTTTAAAGAGAGTCGATGTCTGAAATCAGTGCGTCAATATCTGCGATCTCGCCCTCAACGCTACCCTTAACCCTTTCAAGCCCTTTTCTCGCCTCTGCCAGGGATGCAGGGCTGACATCGGAATAACTCAGTTGCTCCTTTTCTCCGCTGGATGGATTAAACTGTTTCTCTTTAAGCCACACAGTTCCATCGGATTCCTTCTTTAAATCCCTAAGCCCTGCGGCCTTAAATTGCCTATAGTTCAAATGCTTATCTGACATGTTTTTTTCCTCATCAATCAGCGTAAAGCTGTATGTGGTAAAGGGTCCCGTTGACATCAACCTTCAGTGTTCCGCTTGCGGTCCCCGACGACTTATCTGTGTTCGTTGTGGCCTTGTGTGTGCCTAGCGCGGCATCAAGCTTGAATACCGGAGCATTGGTGATGTTTAAATCACCGGATCCAGCATTTGCCGCCGCTGGGTCTTGTAGGCTAATGTAATTTGAGTTTGTTACTGTAAAGGTGCTTGCGCTGTCTGCTGTAAACGCTGGGTCAATTTTAAGCGCCGCACAATATTGATCGGTGACATTCCCTGTGACCGCTTCCGAAAATGTGTTGGTGTGGGATCCCTCTTCTGGGTCGATCAAGAGCACAGTTTGGGCCGCACCGCCATAGGTTGAATTGGCCTTCTGTGTTACCTGGAATGACCCGCTTCGGTGTCTGCCAAAGCCATACGAATAAAGTGAGTCGCCCGTATTTCGGGCTTGAACAAAAGTCTCACTGCCCCCGTTGCTATTTGTCAGGATTAGGCCGCCGGTGTCAGTGCCCGCAGGGCTTGACGATAGGGTCGTTACCCCCACTGAATCGATAGTCAGTCTGGTGTTGGACTCTAAGTTGTAATGACCAGAGATCTTGAACTTGTCGTCATCGCTATTGTCGACGCCCATGACCCAATTTGTCGAAGTGTCCAAGCTAAAATATATCTTAGGATCTCCCACGCCATCCGCTCTTATATTGACAACCGTGTTGGCGCCACTAGCCCCGCCCCCTCTAAATTCCGCTAGAATCCTGCCCGCTGGCAAAAGGTTATGAACGACAAATGGAGACTCTGGATTCGTCGTCCCGACCCCGAGATCGCCATCGGCGTCGATCCTCATGGCCTCGGCGTTACTGGTCCCGAACGCTATCGGTGACGCCTCCCGGTTGTAAACACGCATCCCATTTGCGCCGTTTTGCATTCCTACATAACCACCATCATCGACGGTATGACCCGTACCAGCATGGGTGAATTTCAGATGGGTCCCGGTATCCGCTGACGAAGAAACATGGAGCTGGTCTAGAGGCGCGGTAGGACCCACGCCAACCTTTCCCGTTCCGCTACTGACAAGCTGAACCGCTTCCGAACCATCGGTGGTATCAATCTTAATGTAGTCATTACCGTCGAGACCTTCGATCTCCACAGCAGCTGCCTTGTTATCGGGAATGACATCAGTCGTGGCAGAGAATAACTCGCCGAATGTTATAATTTTTGCATCAGCCATAACTTACCTCACTTTGCCGCTGTGGCTTTGATGTAGAGATCTCCCTGCATAGGACCCACACCGTCAGAATCATAAGTGCATCGTACATGCGAGAGCTTCATGTTGAAGTTCACGATGGTCAGAACCTCATCTGTAAGGTCAATCGTCTGGATGTCACACCCAGCAGTAGCTCCGGTGCCAGAGCCAGCAACCTCGGTTCCATCGTCTGCCGTAATTACAGATTTGAGCCTTATCCTGACATTGGCGGCAGAGTCAGTTGCAAAGAACTCCCAGGTTTGCCTGCCCTGGTCCTGGACTTTTAAGTCCAAGGCAAATGTCTCGGTTGTTCCAGATAGGCTTGCAAATTTCTTAGTTATGGTACGCATCAAATCCTCCTAGGCACATGGCGGGACATATCTTCATCCCAAGTGGTTATTCTCCCATGGCCCTTTGCGACGGGGTCATGGTGTTGTCAACTTGCGACTTCAGGGAGGCTAGGCCCCTCTGTGGTCTTGGTTCTGGCTTCTCTTCTTCCTCGTATGCTGCTTGTAATGCCGACATAACCGGGGCAGTTATCGATGCCTCCATTGGAATGTTGAAGAGCGTCGATAACATCAGCCTATCACTGTATTTTGTTTTACTTCTAGTCTTTTGGTCAATTATCGATTCTCGTATCTTCCCCACAAAATCGGCGTAAATCTTCGGATGCAATGCGTTAAACGCATCCGCCATCCCTTTGGTTAGCGTCCTCGACCTGGACGCTGCGATCACGACCTTGATTGGATTCTGTGCCATGGCATAAATCTGGTTCATCTTGTCAAAGGCATAGTCAGGACCACTGACGCTCTGCTCGCCAGTGAGGGGGTCCATTTTTATGTTGATTTCCTTCGGCCTCATCCTGTTGATGACCTGGATGGACTCCGCTGTCTGTCGCTTAATCGCATCGCGTATCATGGGGGACTCGTCAATGTCGCTAGTGGCTTCCTCTATTTTTGAGTGCAAGAGATCTGGACTGCTTCCCAGGGTTGTAATTGTAAGGAATGCCTTCTTCTCTGTTTGCCTTTGACGCGAGTCTGTTTTTTCCTCTCTACTGCCGAATGCCGGGCTATTCTCGTTTTCCCTGTACGTCGCCAACAAGTCTGCCATATAAGCATTCGCCGCACTCTGTGTAACCTCCATGGCATCGGTGACAAATCTTCCGTCCTTGCCGATGTTGTTAATTACAGACTTTACGCCATCCTCAAAAGCTTCCTTCCCTTCCTTTTCAAGCTGCTCAATTCTGGCTAGACGGTTTAGCTGCTTGTAGGGGCTTCTAAATGCCTTCAGGGCAGACCCTGCCAAGTTAGCGCCAGCGGCGATCCCTATCATCTGAGGAATAGACCCGCTGGTGAGCGCACCGAGAGTAAGGAATGCTCCAGCCTGCTTTTTGCTAATGGCTAGGAGCTTCGACTTTAGGAGATCCTTCGCCCCAGAAACCATCCCAGAAACGTAATGACTCTGCTCTGATGGTGCGAATATCTTAACAAGTTCAGCAAGCTGCTCCGAGCCTTCTAGCGAGTTATACGCCTTAATGTTCCTGGTGATTGTCTCCTGATAAAGAGCAGGGCTCTGCTTTGTAGCCGCCAATACTTCCTGAGTATAGGCGTCGGTAGCCTCGGATAGCTTCTTGTACTTCGAGATAGCTTCAAGCGCCTTCTTGTCACCCTTCTCCGCTCTATCTATGAGGTCCTTTATCTTCTCCGCAGGGGCATCTAAGAGACCATGTTTCTTAAGGTATTTTCTGGTCTCGTTCTTCACCTTAGACCATCGCGTATAGATATTGCTGGTCTTCGAATAGAATTTTGCCGCCGCCCCAAGGAACTGTGGGTTGGTGAGCGTACCCTGGAAGTATTCCCTAGTTGGGCCAAGCATTCCCCAGTCGTCCAGGCGCATCCCGCTCTTTTCAACTGTGGTATAGATGATATTTCTGATGCCTTCGTTTGCTTCAACTAGGACATCAGCAAGGTGGCCCGGAAGGCTAACGTTCTGTTTTAAGAGGTTGGTCGCAGGGGCCTTGACGGACTGATAGAACTCCACCCTTCTCAGTCTCTTTGCTGCTTTTCTCGACTGGAAGGAGATCTGTCTTACTATCTTGTTAAATGTCTCCGGGCTCTCTCTCATTGCGTCATGCCCGGCAAGCGCCTTAAGCCTTGCGGCAAGGGGGGGCAGGGTTTCATCAGCAGCCCCCCCTAGCAGATTCTCTGATGTGTACTTCCCTGGATTGAATGCAATGTCTTCTAGGTCATGGAGGTGCCCCTGGTAGGATGCCTGAAAGCCTATTGCGTCGAAGTCACCCTTCAGGTCTTCGAACCCCTTTGTCCCAGGGAGAATCTGATCAACGGTCTGCTTCCTGACTCCGTTGGCTGCATCAAAGAAGGTGTTGTTTATCTGCCTTGGGCCAGTCCTAACTATCTCATTGAGTGCCGCCGCGAGGTTCGTTGCGTCCTCTGTCTTTATAATGTCGTCCTTCTTGAGCGCATCCAGAACCATTTCAGGTGTTGCTTCTTTGCCCTCGAAGATCTTCGCAACCTTACTCGCATCCGCCTCACTGTATTCACCGGTAAGCTTCTGGAGCTTCTCGGCTGACCAGCGATTCATCTTCGGCGATACCTTAAAGCCCTTCTTCCAAAGCGCTAACGCCATGCCTGAAGAACCAGGAAGAGCAGCCAGGGTGGCAGAGATTCCACCACCAATCGCGCCGCCCTGACCGGATGCCCATAGCGTTGCGACTAGGTCATCTGCATTTCCGGTGTAGTCAAATTCTGCGGCTGCCTGCGCTCCAGCAATAATCGCCTCTTCGGTAATCCCCGAAGCAACCACTGGAGCTGCGGATGCCAAAGCAGCCAAAGCCTTCTGGTTCTTTGCTAGGCCCTTGGCTCCTATCTTCCCTGCTATGATCTTCGCAGTCTTCGCGCCTGCGGCCCTTCCTGCTGTGCCCGCCAACCCAGCAGGCGTCCACTTCACAAGGGGTCCGACTGTACGGCCCATCCTGCCGAGTGCTCCAGCCGCAGCTCCCTTTGCTGTAACCGCAGCTCCCTTTGCCACCAGCCCCGTGCCGCCACTTCCTACAATGCCGACCCCCATGCCTAGTATTTCACCAGCCATGGATTCAACGGGCCTGAATCTCTCTAATTCCTTGCGTTCCTCTTCGGAGACAATGGATGGGCGATCAATGCTTCCCATCCCCCACGGCAACTCGATTGGTGCCCCTCCCTCAAGAAGAACATCACTTGC